ACTACCAGCTACTAAAACGTTCTTAATACCAGTACTACTAGCACTAATATTTGTTCCTAATGCTGTTACAAATGTAGGATATAATACCCCATTAATTGCTGTAGCTTTATAAAGTCCTACATTTACTAATCCACCTGCAACAGCTGTACTAATTTCAATAGTTAAATTTTTAAGTGTTAATCCTGGAACTGCTGTAAAAGGTACAAACCACATTCCATTTTCAGCAGAATTAGCTTGCATACCTGATTGATCATAACCAGATAATAACCAAGGTGAAATCCAAGAAGCACCTGATCCTCCAACTGGGTTTCCAACCCATGGTCTACATTGTCCGTAACCACCTGGTTTAGTTGCTAGATTTGAATTTACTAATAAATTACCATCGTTTCCTGCAGTTACTTCATATTCAGTTCCATTTGGAGATAATAAAATCATACCATTACCACCTGTTCCACCGTCTGGTGCAACAATTTTAAGTGCTCTTACGTGAGTAGTATCTGCATCGGTAGCAACAACTTGTCTACCCATTGCAACTGCACCTGGTAAACTAGGAGGTACACCGGCTTGTTGTCCAAATGCTACTGCACCTTCAGATCTTGCATATGCTGTACGTCCCCATGCAGATGCATATAACGCACTAGCTTCAGCGTATTGTCCTACTGCAGCTGAAGCAGTTCCTGTAGCTTCAGCAAACTCACCAAATGCTACTGATGCTTCGCCATTGGCTTTTGCGCCAGAGCCTAATGCAATACCTGCATTACCATTAGCTTGTGTTGCAGTAGCCACCAAAGTGTCTGCAGATTTCATTGAACTAGTACCAGTACCTGCTACTAAACCAGCAGCACCACCAGAACCTGATGTTCCTGACGTTCCAGATGTTCCTGATTGAGCTCCAACTGAAGTAGTTATGTATGAATAGTTTTGAATACCTTCTGTGTACCATGTAATTGTTCTACTACCTGTACCAATATTTTTAGCATAAATCTTAACAATCATTCTATCAGTAGTTAAAATAGAAGTACTTGGTAAAACAAGATCTGTTGTAACTTCAACAGGAGTTGCAGCATCAATCCATGTAACTAATCCATTATTTGTAGGTAAAATTGTACCATAACCAACTCCAGCAGAATTAGCTAATTCAATAGTAGTATAAGTTTCAAAATCTTGATTAGCAGCAGCCTTTAAAAAGTGTCCATGAAATCTTTGTACACCTGCTGGTATAAGATTAATACCTAAAGCTGGAGTTAAGAAAGATGAAATTAAACGTGATTCACCTGCAGTGATTGCAGTTTGTTGAACTGTTTGTTCTGGACCGTTAGGTGTTTCAGCTAATACTTTATAAGGACTTACATCTGAAGCTTGAGATTGATTAAAGTAATATAATTTACCTGAAGCAATACCATTTGCACCTGATGTTCCGCTAGTTCCATTTGAACCAGCACTTCCATTAGTACCCGAAGTACCGTTTGTTCCAGAAGTACCAGCAGATAAACCTATTACAGTAGCATCAGTAAAATCTACATTACCATCAAATGAGATACCTGAAGTACCTGCTAATATTGGTAATGGATTACCTTGACCATCTGTTAATCTTTTTTCTGTTGAGCCAACTATACCGTTGTCTTCTGTTTTAATTAAACCACTATAACTTGTGTTAATTGGTTGTCCGTTTAATGTTGCCATATTGTATTTATGTTGTTTTTATTTAAATTAATTATGCGATAGTTACTGAGTCAATCCATACATAAGGACTAGTCCATACGGAATCAGCTACTATACAAAATTGAATGTATGTACCTGTTAATCTTGCTGCTGTATCGGCTGATATTGTATAAGTAACAGTAGTCCAATTGGCAGTTACTGCAGTTGTTTGTGTAAGTATACCAGGATATAATGCTGGATTAAATTCACCATTATTTAATAATTGCCATTTAACATTAAATGAACTTGCACTTTTATATCTGATTGATATAGTTTTAGCAGTACCATTTGAAATGTATAAAGATTTAACAGGTATAGCAGGTGTTTCAGTACCATCTGAAAATACTGATTTGTTTATTCTATATGAATTTGTTCCAGTTTCATATACTGTTGGATCTGCAAATACTATAGAACCAGATCCATAATATTGTTTTTCACCCTCTATATCTAAAATAGGAGCAAAACTATTTAATCCAAGATCAGCATTTAAACTGAATGCTGTTTGTAAACCCCATGTATCTACATTTTCAGTAGGAGCTATTATTTGAACATTACCATCAGGGTATTGTTTTAAACTAATAACACGTGCACCAGGTCCTGCAATATTTCCTAGTTTTTCTATATTTCTAAGTATAATATTTCCATTAAGTGTTAATATAATTATTTGTGTAATATTATTAGTTGCAGTAAAAGTAGGATACCAATTTATAATTTCTAAGTAACATCTTAGAAAATATGCTGTAAAATTCAAGCCAGTAGTTTGAGCTTTAGTCCATAAATTATTAATTTTAGCAAATAGTGCAGATGATGTTTGAGGACCAGATATTGTTTTAGATCCACTATTATAAAAATTATTAATTACAATTGGTGCTATACTTGCATTATTAGTATTTGCAATATTTGTAAATCCTCCTGATGTATTTAAATAAAAGTTACAACCACTTGTATGAGCTGCAGAGTTATTATTAAATTGAAATGTTCCAGTTGCTGTATATAAATTACCATATATAGCTGGTGCACCACTACCATTAATTATTCCACTTAAACCAGTTACTCCACTAAAACCAAATTTATTAATACTTAAACCTACCATATTACCAACGGTATTTCTTAATGCTGTACCTGAAAGAGCTGTAGCACTATTTTGTACAAACCATGTAACACCATCTTGTGCTGTAAATCCTTCAGTCCAACCACCTTCTAATTTAATACCAGTTTTATTTAAACCATTTATATCATCAAGATTTTGAGAAGTAAGCGTTGTATAATATGTGTTAGTAGTTACTTTCTCAATACCACTTACTGCAGTACCTGTTTCATAAGCAACACTTGCTAAAGTAATAACAGTTGATGTAATAGATCTAACTTTGTAGAAACAAGTTCTACCACCCCAATCTGGATCAGTAACTGTAAATACTGTACCTGATGGTAAATCAGCTGTCATATCTCTTGAAGTTGCAACAGCTGATGAGTTTAATGCAAATGTTAATGTTCCAGCTACTGAAGTATATCCAGAACCTGCTACATTAATTGTATCATCATTAGCGGCTACTGTAATCGCTTTAGCTATTGTTTTGTATGGTAATGCAATAGTACCGTCTCCAGTAGTATCATTACCCGTTATATTATCTGTATACCATGTTGCCATATTGTAATAATTTGTTTTTAATATTTATATTGTTTGTTATCTAAATTTTGTATCAAAGCCTGAAGTAAACCAAACAGATTCACCTGCATTTTCATTATATGCAATATGTTGATTTAAACCTTTAGCTAACCAATTAGTAATGGTACTTGCTCCACTTACTGTTATATAATCAATTTTTGTTTCTGTGTCTGTACTACCTACTTTAGATGCTGTTAGAGCAACTGTATATGTACCCGCAGTATTATATGTTATAGTAGGATTCTGATCTGTGGCTGTAGTTGGTGTGCCTCCAGCGAATGACCATGACCAACTAGTTGGATTACCAGTTGAAGTATCTTCAAAATCTACTGATTCATTCTCTAAAATTGTGGTTACAGGAGCTGTAAAATTAGCAACTACTGGAATAACATTAACTGTTAAATATTCTGTAACTGTTTTAGTATTACTACCTTCAGCATTTGTTGCTTGTAATGAAACTGTAAAACTACCAGCTGTGTTAAATTCTACTAAAGGATTTTGTGCAGTAGAAGTTAATGGAGTTCCACTTTGGAATGTCCATAACCAACTCGTAGGTACACCAGTTGATGTATCTGTAAATTGTACAGATTGTCCAACAAATATAGTAGTTGCATCACTTGTAAAATTTGCAGTTGGTGCAGTTGGAGTTACGTAATTCCAGATTCTAGTTTCTAGATTCCATCTGTTAGTGTCTAAGTTCCAAATAAAAGGTACTGGACCTGGACCTGGACCTGCGCTAGCATTTGCTAATGCCATCCACCATGTGCCTCCAGTTGGATATGTAATATCGTAATAATTAGCAAGTGCAATAGTCCATGAACCATTTAAGGGTTCAGTAATGCCAAAATGATTACATAGAGCAATTAACCAACTATTGTATAGTGGTTCTGTTATACCTAAGTATTCACAATAAGCTTGAATGTAACTACCACCGATAGGTTCAGTTACAGCTCCGTTAGACTGAGTATAAACGTATTGTGCGACTGCACTTGAAATTCCTGTATCGAAAGCCATATATGTTTAAATATAAATTTAGTTTGAAGTGTTCGTATATCTAGATTTAATTAATCTATCTACAACATCCACTACCATTTGAGATCCGATATACGCTGTAGCAACGATGACCCAATCTCCTGATGTTAAGTTACCTGAAAAGAGTCCCCATGATCCAACAAAGAATACCACAAGCTTTCTACTTATGTACTTATTTATTATTTGATCTAGATTGTTTCTCATTTGATAGGAAAACTTTTAATTTTTTTATGTTGTTGTCAGTACTCTTAGTAGCTATAGCTACTTTAGGTACTTTAATCTGGTATACAGAAGGGTGAATAGTTTGCATATAAGAAATCTGATCCATTTACGTTAAAGCCTCTTTGGCATTGAATACCACTAAAATATGAAGTTTCAGGGTTTCTTGGCATACCATTGTTATTCCATTGCAACCACTGAATGAACATCGCAGGATTTTGAATTAAGAATTCTTTCATTCTTTGATCATAAAACTGAGCAGTGTCCATCGATGCCTCTCTTAAGAATTGTAATTCTTGTAAAGTCGTTGGTTGTGTTTCTTCTGAAGTACCGTTTAAAATACCTTTTTCTACCATTTTGTATTTCAAATTAGGTAGTAATAAGTACAGAGCATATTGCATTAGAGTTGGACCTACGTAGTCTTTAAGAAACATTTCTTCATTAACTGTAAGATCATTTAATCTAACACCTTCTTTAAGTCTGTTAAAGAAATTAGTACCCAATGTATCTTGAATATAAATTTCTTGTGCGTTTAGAATAGATGGAGTCAAGACATCAATACGAATATTGTTATCTAATGACGTCCATTGTTTCATTCTTTGTTCTGATACGAGTAGGATAGTTTCCATTATGCTTGAGGTGTATTGTTTATATTTTGATCTTCAGGTACATCTGGTAAATTTGCTTCTTGAACCATTTCATCTTGTGGTGTAGCTACAATTTTGTTAGGTACAACACAGATTTTAATATTCCATCCAGCTAATTTAAGAATATAACCAAACGAAGTTATAATTTTCTTTCTTTTTGGTTCGATTACTGTACCTTCAAAGTGTGCATAAGCTACAAGTATTTCATCTGCTACTGAACTAAATCCAGTTGAATCTTTAATACCTAATAAAGCAGGCGATGTAATTCTATGTGCAGTTAGTATTCGTGATGTTATACGCTCTTCTAATGTCAAGTAATAAGAATCATTAGCAGCAGTAATTGGCGTCACCTCAGGTGCTGTATCAGCGTCAGAGAACGATAAGAAGAATCTACCAGCATTCTCTTCACCACTAAAAGTAGCTTCAATTTCTGAGTAAACATCTCGTCTTTGTTCTGGTGTCGGGATACCATTCTTAAATGCAATGAACAAACTCGGGGCTAATCCATTTGATATATTATTTACGTGAAAACGGGATACTTTTGCATCCAATGTAATATCAGATACACCTGCTTGATAAGCTGGTAATGGATAGTATGAGTTTCCAGGAGTATATGTATAATAGTAAAAGATCTGAGACGCATTATCACCTTTGTTATCAGTTGCACTAAATGCACGATAAGGTTTAGCTGGATACTTTCTTGTGTTATCCCAATGATTTGTAAAGTAGTATTCAATGATCTCATCATCTTCATCCATTTTACCAGATCTAACATTGTTAAAAGGTAAATGATAAATCTCAGCAATTTTGGTGCCTTCTTTATTCCATACTACATTTAAACTATATCCTTGATAAATTGTATAATCTAATACAAGTTTTTCAAACACATCATCAATAGTTTCTCCTTTAGTATTACAGTATTCATCACCAATTAATTCAATACCTTCACCGAAGATACCATCTTTAATTGCATCAATACAAGTTCTATGCATAGCTGAACTATTATAAAGTGCTATAAGTGTGTCAGGAAATAGATTTGCCTCACCGTAAAAAACATAATCTTTGTTATTTACTTCTCTAATAATTGGAATTGCTGGTACAGAAAAATTACTACCAACTACTGAGTACAAATTTTCTTTATTTTCCTTATTGTCTTTGTTGTCTTTCATATATGATTTTAATAATTTGGTCTATAATAAACATCTGCCCATCTATCTGTTGTTGGAATACCTGGATCGTATGCTAGACTATTTATCGCTCCACCTGGTTCGCATATAATTTTAGCATAACCTTCTTCAAATATTGTAGTATTATTAGAAATAGTAAAATAATATACACCATTCTTGTGTTTATCTTTGAAATTAGGTCCAAAATCCACACCTAATTCACTGTATCTAGCATTTTGAGATACTAATATAGCCTCAAATGGCTCAGGAACCTTTGCATATCCACTAGTTAAAGTAAATACAAGGCTACCATCTAGATCTGTGTTATTAGAATATACTGGTATAAATTGAGTATCTATGTATATAGTCATATGATTATAGTATGTTTATACTGTTAAATATAAAAACATAGCAAATTGTAATTAAGATAAATAATGTATGGTTATATACGGTGAACACAAAGCAGAAGAGATCTTACCTATTGAAGGTATAAAAGATCCTAGATTTCAAACATGGATGAGAGAGATACTCAAATTAAATTGGGATGGATATGAACTTTGGTTATATGGTGGTATCTTAGAGAATAGAAGAACTGCAGATCTAGATGGTTGCATCATAGGTGAGCCTGATCCACTTAAAATAGAATATCTATTAGATAACATAGTTAAGATTAGTTTTGCGTTACAGATCTACCCAGACATCCAGTACAATATGACTGGTGAAGTCTATGATCCTATTACTGACAAAGAGAAAACAATTACTTATGCTTATTATAGACAGTATTTAAACTATAAAGGAATGGAATTTAATAGAGGTTTACCAAAAGATGGTTGGTTTCAAAAAGAAATAAAATGGCCTCATAATAAAGAAACAAAACTACCTCAACATCCTATTCAATTAATATAAAAAAAGCCTCTAATTTCTTAGAGGCTTTTAAGTTTAATAAAGTTTTAGATTAAGCTTCTACGATTGTACCCGTTACCGCGTACATCGGAGCTTTTTCCATTCCACCGATTACTAATTCGTATCCGTTTCTGTCTGCGTATGCAACTCCTGATACTGAAGTACCTGAAGTCATATAAGCCCCTCTTTCGATTCCAATTGACCAATAGTTACCATTTGCATCTTTAGCTACTGCAACCATTGAAGTTGCTTCCGCCATCAATAATAGCTGATTGCGCTTAGCCGCCGACATTTTGTTAAATACCATTGTCAATTGTTGATCATATGTTACTGTACCATTTTCCTGTGTAGGAGTAATAGTTTCAGTTAAACTTGATGTTTGTCTTGGAGTTTCGAAAACGAAGAAATCAGCTGGAACTAGAGGAGAACCACCAACGTTAATCGCTGTGATTACACCTGCGGCTTCTGTGATAGATGAAACTGGTCCGTTAGCGATAAAGATCTTCTCTATACCACCTTGTGAGTCGTTACAGTCTAATACAAAGCCTGCTGTCAAATTTGAACATGCCATAATTTTCTTGTTTTGTTTTTAATTTTATAAAAGACTGCCACCTAATGGCAGCAGTCCTAATTTAATGTTTATGCTAATCCGTTTGTTGAGAACACATTAACTTGAGAAACTCCTACTCCGATTCTCCAAGCAGCTTTAAATAACATAGCATCTAAAGAGTTAGAGTAAACGAATTTGAATGAATCCAATTCATCTTGCAATCCAGTTGCAGCTACGATGAATTTAGAAGGACCAGCAAATACGTAGTTTGAACCAACTAAACCGCTAGAAATTACAATTTTTGCATTTGTTCCAGGCAACATCATGATCTCGTTAGAGTCAACTGATGGGTAGTGGTAAAGGTTTTGAGCAACTAAAGCTCTAACCAATGTTCTGTAATTAGCAGGAGAACAAACGATAACGATGTCGTCTCTGTTAATAACTGACTCATCGATTGCATCGTATAAGTCTAAAGCTTGATCAACTGCATTTGATACAGTCCAAGCAGCAGCTCCAGCAGGAACAGCAGCACCGTTAGCAAGTGTGATTTGACCTTTCAAACCAGCAGTAGTTCCAAATCCATTGATTAAGAAATCTTCAGTAGCTTTAGTCAATTTCATTTGGTAAGACTCAGAGATAATGTTCTCAAAAGGAATGAAATCGTTACCAGTACCTGCGCTCATGAAAGCTGATTGGTAAACTGAACGTAAGTCCTCAGGACATAATTGAGTTTTAGATTGTAATGATTCGATGATAACTGGTACTTGTGTGTAAACCACTTGACCATCACCTGGGTAACCACCACAAGATAGAGCAGAAACTGGTAATTCAGCGTCTACTAAGTTAATTGTGAATGCTCCACTTGTCATACCAGTTCTTAAGTCTGTGTACTGTAACAAGTTAGTATCCAATACCGCTTTTGCGATCAAGTCCATAGACAATTCGTCAGTATAAGCAGGTAAAGCTGAGATGTTAAATCCGTATGCCATAATATTTGTTTTGTTTTTTGTTTTTTGTTTAATTATTTGCTCTTACGCATCTTAGCCAAAGCTTCGATTCTGTTTGCGGTAGCAGTGTTTTTTTCTGCTAATACATTAGCAAATGTGTTTTTTACTCTTGAAGCTCCTGGCTCAGCAGCCATAGTTTCAAATCTTTTCTTAAGTGCAACTACTTCTTCAGTTAATACTGCGATCTCTTCAGTGAAGGGAGCGATTAACTCAGCAATTCCAGCTAGTAAAGCCTCAGTTGCAGGTAAAGCTTCTGGAGTAACTGGTACCTCTACCTCTACTTCTTCCATAGCTTCTTCAACTTTAACTTCTACTTCTTCTGCAGCTGCTTCAGCTTCTTTGTTAGCTACTTCAGTGATTTCACCGTTTTCGCCAACTGTAAGAATTAAACCATCTGTAGTTTCGTGCATGCCAGCAGGAGCAAATGGATCTTCAGATACACCTTCACCAGCTCTTACGAATAAGATTGCTCCTACTTGTAATTCACCTTCAGTGTATACTTGTGTTCCATCTACTAATGTAGCTTCAGCAAAGTTGTACTGAGAACTTAACATAATCTTAAGTCTTCTTAGTGCTTGATTTACGTTCATAAATGTTTTGTTTTGTTTTTGTTTCATCAGGAATAGTCCTGATATTGTTAAATATAAAAGGTGTCAATACTGACAAAAGTTTTAAAATACACAAAATACACAAATTCACTCGTTTTGGAAACCCTCCATATATGTACTGTCTACTACTATAGTAAGGTACTAACTATGGGAGGTTTCTAGGATATAGTAAAAACGTGTATTATATGCAATATTATTCTTGATCAGGACTCTTTTTGTTGGCAGATCTAATTCTAATTACATTTAATATAATACCTGTAATTAATAAGGCTACTGTTAATATTGCCTGAGCATTAACCAAATATGCTCCGATACCTACGTATCCTACTAGATTTGCTGCACTGTCCTTCACGTTGTCCATGTTATGATTTTGTTGATGTTCTTTCTATGAATTGTCCAGCAATTGAAAATCCATTCAATTTACCTTCTTTGATTTGTTTCCAAGTCTCTTCATTATTGATTTTGTATGAAACATACCAATCACCTTTAGTTGGATTAAAACCTAATGCTTTAGATTTATCCATTTCAGGGTCTTCTACAATCCAAGATTCTACTAAAGTATTCTCTTCGTCTGGATTCATAGAGTGATTAATATCAGTCATATGTTGTTTATGTTCTTTTAAAAACTTTTCAGATAATTTCTTAATAGTTTCATCAGAGAAGTATACATGGAATAAATTACCATCTTCATCTCTTCGTGGTATTAATTGAAACGCTTTCATAGCTGGACCAGTAATGATCATCTTGTCATCATCTTCTGCAAACTTCCATTCACTTGCTAATCTTGCGTTGTTTCTTATATATCCAGTCGGACTTGGTTCCGAGCTATTACAAGACTCACCAGCTAATCCAGCTGCAGGTCCTTCAGATATTACTATGTTTCTACCACCAGCTGTTCTAAACACTCTCAGTTGCTCCCAGTAATGTTGGCAATTAACTCCGCCCTTATAATCAAAGATACTGTAGAAATTAGAACCGTTAGGTCCAAATCCAAAGTTAACTCCATCCATCATACTGATTTCATTTCTAGTATAGATTTTACCTAATGCCATTAATGCACGACAAAAGTTTCTTTGTGCACCTGGTCCTGTATATCTGTAACTAGGTTCTGGTACTTGTTGACTACCACTACCTGATAATTGTGCAAGTATGTCTAATGCATCTACACCTCTTAGGAATTCAGTAATAGTTTCAAAGTTTTCTTTAGCTAAATTAACAAAAGTTGTATTAGCCATATCTAAAACTTCACCAACTTCTGGTTTACTAGCAAATGCTAAGACTGCATTATGAAATTCTATTTCTTCAACGATCTTAGGTTTCTTACCTAATTGATCTACGAAATCAGGTAATGCATCAACATTTACATCAAACTTTTCAAAGCCTGCGTAACAAATTGCAGCAGCTTGATCTTCTGCATAACCTTCTGAAATTAATTGAGGTATACAACGACCAAGATACTTATCTTCTGATTCTCCTGGTATCTTATTTACAAAAAGGTGTTGAGCTGCAAATGCCGCCCAATGTACACCAATAGCTGGTTCTTCTACTAGACTCATTATTTCTACTTGAACGTCATCAAATCCAACGCCTTCAACTTCAGCTAATAATTCTACTATTTTATTAATATTTGCCATATTCTTATTTATCTAATTATAA